GATTTTTCTCCTAAAACGTCAATCAGGTATTCAGATATATTGAATGAGATGATAAAGGTGTTTCATAATGAGTGATATAACAAGATACTTACTGAATATTATTTCAAAATATTACAGTATACAATATAATGAGCTTGAATATGCATATAATAAGCTATTGTCTTTTGATAGACTTTTAGAAGCTATTGAGTATTCTATGAAAAATAATTTAAAGTTATCTGTGTATGCCCATGAATTAAGGAATAAATTAAAGGATGGAAGATAAAATTTTAAGTGATATGGAAATAATAAGAAGAGTAAGGAAATATGCTGAAAGTCTTATTAATTGTAAGCATGGAATGTGTTCAATAACAGAAGCTGCTTACGAAGAAAGATTTGGTGCAGTTTTTTTAGCAATATTGGATGGTAAATATTACGAGAAATATTGGGATAATTAAAGGAGAAGTTATAATGAGAATAGGTTTTTTAACTATTTGGTTTGAACGTGGGGCTACATACATAACAAAAACATTGATAAAAGCTATTGAAGGTCATGAGTTATTTGTTTTTGCTAGAACTGGTGCTGTGTTTGGTGTTAGTCAGATGGAGTTTGGTGAAGGTTGGGAGATAGATAATTTAAAAAGGTATCATGCATATAAAGTCCACCCACCTGATTTTGTTGATTGGGTCAATGAGAATAAGTTAGATATGGTTGTCTTTAATGAGGAATATGACTTTGATTTGGTTGAACAGACTAAAGAAAAGACAAATGCTAAGATTATAACTTATCTTGATTTTTATATGGAAGCTTGGAAAGAGAGGATGGATCTATATGATGAGGTTTGGTGCTCCACCCATAGATCTTATGATATGGTGAAAGATTTTTGTAATGCTAAATATATAGGGTGGGGTGTTGATACTGATTTGTTCAAACCAACTCCTGAGATTATGTCAAACGTAAAAAGGGATTATGTTAAGAGCAAGAATATGTTTTTCCCAAAAAGTACTAAATTTACATTCTTTCATAATGCTGGATGGTTAGGTAATAACTATAGGAAAAATACACCTATGGTGATCAAAGGGTTTGATGAGGCAAGTAAGCAAAATTTAGATATAACAATGTTTATTCACTCACAGGCAGAATATACCAAGTTACCCCCTGAGATAATTGAGATCATACAAAATAATGATAGGCTTGTGTATTTTATTGGTAATATACCACACCCCGGTATGTATTTTAAAGGTAACATATTAATATTTATATCAAAATTGGAAGGTCTTGGTCTTCCCCTATTGGAGGGTATGGCAAGTGGTATGTCTGTAATAGCTACAGATGAACCTCCTATGAATGAGTTTGTAAATGATGGTATTACTGGGGATTTGATTCCTGTAGTTAATAGGGTTCCAAGATATGACAATGTAATATTTCCTGAAGCTGTTTTGGATTACAATGCATTTGTTGATAAGTTATTGAATTTTCAGAATAGGATTGAAAAAGGTGAAAATGCAAGGAATTTTATAGAAAAAAATTTTAGTATGGAAAATTTAAAGTCAAAGATGAAGGAATTATTATAATGACAGATATTTATGATGTAAGCCCGGATGTATTTAGGAGATGGTTAACTATTAGTGAATTAGTCCCAAAGGGTGATTTTAGTATATTAGATATTGGGGGGAATCCTGCTGATGAGGAAATAAAAATGTTTTTTGGAGATAATATAACTGTTGTTAACCCCCAATATAATACCCCAGCAACCTCTAATTATGGTGATAGATCTTTTGATTTTGTAATATCAATTGATACCTTTGAACATGTTTTGCCAGATAAAAGAATGTATTTTTTAGAAGAAGCTATTAGATTAGCTAAGTATAAAGCTATAATTGCATGCCCCTTTAATGAACCTTTTGTTGCTGATGCAGAAAAGTTAATTTATGATATCACTGGTAATCTTAACTTAAAAGAGCACATCGATAATGGGTTACCAGATTTGTATGATGTTGTTAAATATTTAGAAGAAATTGATGTGGCATATGGAATATATAATAATGATAATTTAATATCTTGGGCTTCTACTATACTTTTACAGCAGGTAACTAAATCAAATCGTGATTTAAAAGAGTTAAAAGATTTTAAAAGGTTTCTAAATAAAATATATAATATCTCTGAACTTTCAACTTTACCTTATAGGAAAATAATAGAGATATTAATAAAAGTTGGTAATAAAGATGTTGAATTGTTTGAATCTAAAATAGATGTTAAGAAAGATACAATACCCAAAAGTGTACCAAAATCAAGTAGGCAAGTTAGTATAATTATACCTACCTTAAAGTTAAAGTTCCTTCAGGAGTGTATAGAATCAATTAAGAAGAATACTGAGGAAGAGTATGAAATAATTGTTATAAATGATGGGGGTGGGGATGAAGATTTTTTAGAGTATCTTGAAAGTAGTGGTGTTAAGTATATAACATTACATAAAAACTTAGGGTTTTCTAAAGCTAATAATGTTGGGTTTAAGCTTGCTCAGTACGAATATGTAGTTACTATTAATGCTGATACTGTAGTACATTCTGGTTGGTTATCCAAAATGTTAGATACTATTGAAAGTGATGATAGAATAGCTGCCGTAGCCCCAACAAATTTACGTATGGGTACGAATATTATTATAAATAAAGGGTGTACATTTGATTATCCTTCTTTTAACTCCATTCAAATAGGGCTTGATGAGGAATATGATCCTCTTGATGATACCCCTACAGAAGTTACATTTGTAGGTGGTTCTTGTATTTTATTTAAAAAAGATATATTATTTGAAGTTTGTTTATTTGATCAGAGTTATATAAATGGGTGGGAAGATGTAGATATTTGTATGACATTGCGTAATATAGGGTATAAAATATTTCATTCTGATGGTGTTATTGAACATTTTGGTGGATTTGTAAGAGATTTAGACCCAGAGTATATAGAAAAAGTAGTTAAAAATAAAACTTTATTTATACAAAAATGGGGGGGTTTAGGTTGTTTTAAAGTTGATGAAGGTGTTGTAGTAACTGATAGTACTTATCAGGAAAGGTATACAGAGAGAAATAAACAAAAATTAGATATTATTAAAAATGCTGTGAGTTTTGATAATAAAGATGTTTTAGATATAGGATGTAATAATATTGCAAATAAAAATAAAGCATCATCTAATGTCAGCTTCACAAGGATAGATATTGAAGATTGGGATTTTAAATTTACCTCTATTACATTATTTATGAGTGCTTATCATCACTTAATTAATTTAAAAGGGTTGGATAAAGCAAGACAGATCCTTAAAAAAATAAGTGAGTATACTGATATTATGATATTTGAAACTGGTCAGACTAATGAATCAGGTACTTTTAGTTGGAAAGATAAACTTCCTGAACATATATGCTATTTCGATGGTATTAAGAAAGAACTAAAAGATCATACCTCTTTCACAGAGTTTGAGGTTATAGGATTTTTACCGATTCATGATATTGAAAGGGTTATAATTAAATGTTACAGATAAATAATGAAGAGTATGACATTGTTAGGTCTTTTTATAGAACATGTGGGGCTTCAGACCAAAAATATTTTTCAGTGGATGATGTAAATAATAATAATATCCCAAATATATTTCATGGTAGGGTTTTTCATATTGTTAAAGATCGTGGTAATAATACATACTTTGTAAAAGAATATTTAGAGAATAAACATATTGGGTTTCTTGAATATAATATGTGTAAATTTTTTGAAAGTTCTAGTATTACAATGAAAGCTTATGATTATGATGATGGTAAGATATTGTGTGAACATTGTGATGGGGTTAAGTTTACATCAAACTTGAAGTTAAGTAGATTACAATTTGTAGTAGTGTTAAATGAATTAATAAGGTTTATAGAGTTATTGATAAAATATGATATGAATAAATTTTTTGAAGTTAATTATAATAACATTATAATTAATGAAGAGGCTAAAAGCATAAAGATAGTTGATCTTGAAACTGATGAAAGTAGGTATCATGAATTTGCACGTAAAAATAATAAGATATTAGGTAATTTATTAAAAGTTAGGCGTGATTTTATAAATAAATAGGCAGGAGAAGTATAAATGACAGAACATAGGGTAGAAGTAGAGAGAAGAGAGGTAAATGAAGTACGTAAGTTTTTTACTAAATATGATGGGTTTAGGTCTATTGATATGTGTTCTAAAGTAACGGGCATTAGTGAGGATACATGTGTAGGGATACATAAATATTTATATTCTATAGGGATTGTTGGTGGGTATTATTTTGAGGAAAAAACACCCCCACAAAAATATATGAATTATTATATTAAAAATAATTTTCCGGGATTAACAAAAGATAGTTATATTTTAGAAGTTGGGCCGGGTGATTATGCTTTGTTTGATCATAATAAATACCCTAATTGGGTTGCAATTGATAAAAATTATGAAGATGGTAAGATAAATTTTGAACACAGGGAGTGGGGTATCGATAAATATCCAAAAGATAGAATGATTTCTTCTAATTGGTCTGAGGTATCAAAACATTTTGATAATAATAAATTTGATTTTGTTGTGTCTTCCCACACTTTTGAGCATGTAGAAAAACCTATAACTGTTCTTAAAGAAACTTTTAAAGTTTTGAAACCAAATGGTTATTTGATAATGTTTGTCCCAGATGGGTATATGTGTGATTATAATTTAAGATTAGAAGTGACTCACACATTATATCTGACTAAGGATATGATTAATGAATTTTTTAAGTATGCTGAGGGGTTTGCAGATATAAATACTGGAACGTTTAGACCTGATTATGACATAGTAATATCTGCAAGAAAATCAGATGATTATACGCAAAAATGTAAACCAGAAGGTAAACAAAATATAGATGTAGACATTTTAAGTAAAATAATTAATACAACTGATGTTATTATATCTAAAGATGATATAAATACAAAGTCTGATATAATTATATTAAATAGCCCAAGTGAAGATAAGATTTTTGATGCTTCTAAAATGTGTAATACCTTGGTATTTATAGGAAAAGAATTAAATGGTATAACAGACTCTAATAATATTATAAATAGGATAAACGAATTAACTATGTTTTTGTTTTTCGTGTTAGAGGAAAATAATGGTGAATTTGTGATAGTTTGTGAAAGGTAATTATAAGTGATATATGATATTTTTCAATTTAATAATGAGCTTGATTTATTGGAGTTGAGATTAAACACATTAAAAGATTTTGTTGATGTTTTTATTATCACTGAGAGTATTTATACTTATTCAGGTAATAAAAAATCATTATATTTTGATGAGCATAAAGGGATGTTTAAGTCAGACGATTACGCAGTTTTTCATATAATATTAGGTGAGAATATGCCATTTAAGACTCCCACTAAAAGTAGAGTTAAGAGAAAAACTAATGAGCATGTTCAGAGAAATTTATTTATGAACCATATACAGTTTAAAAGTGATGATATTTTATTAATTGGTGATGTAGATGAAATACCAAATCCTTTGATTACGGATGTTATAGAACATGGGTTTGATCAACCTATCAGATTAAGACAAAAGTTTTATTACTATTATATGAATTGTAGATGTGAAAATGATTGGTTAAGTGGTACTGTTATGTTAAAAGGTAAAGATTTTACAAGTTTTAGTGAATTGAGAAAAAAGGATATACCCATTATACTAGAACCCGGAGGCTGGCATTTTTCTTATATTTTTAATGATATAAGTGAAAAGATAGGGAATTTAGCAGGGGCTGAATTTGATTTAGAAAAATTTAAAAGTAAAGATTGGATAGATAAATGTCTTAGGGATAAAAAAGATATATTTAATCGTGATATAAAGTATCATATTGAGGAGTTAGATGTTCCTGAGTATGTTACAAATAACATAGATAAATACAGAAAGTATATATGTAATGGTATATGATATTTTTCCTTTCAATAATGAACTTGATTTATTAGAGATTAGGCTTAACACCCTAAAAGATTTAGTGGATGTTTTTATTCTTACAGAGTCTATTTATACTTTTTCTGGGGATAAAAAACCATTATACTTTAACGAAAATAGAGATAAATTCAGATCTAATGAATATAAAATATTAAACATTGTTATTGATGAGAATATGCCTATTAAATTACATACATTTGAAAAGAAGAAAAGAAAGTTAAATGAATTTGTACAAAGGAATTCTTTTATAACACAGTTTAAGTTTAAGGCTGATGATATTTTATTAATTGGGGATATAGATGAAATACCACATCCGGGGATAAGTAAAATAATAAGGGATGGGTTTGATACCCCCATAAGATTAAATCAAAAATTCTATTATTATTATATGAACTGTAGGTGTAAGACTGATTGGGTTACTGGTACTGTGTTATTAAAAAGTAGAGATTTAACAACATTTAGTCAAGTCAGAGAGAGTTATATCCCACACTTGGCTACTCCCGGTGGATGGCATTTTTCATATCTTAATGATATAAAAGAAAAAATAGGTAATCTAGTTGAAGTTGAGTTTGATCTGGATAAATTTAAAAAAGATGAGTGGATATTATATTGTATGGAAAACCAGATAGATATATTTGGTAGAAATATAGATTGGTATATTGACGAGTTAGATGTTCCGAATTACGTTCTAAAAAATATGGATAAGTTTGGTAAGTATATATATAAAGGTGAGAGTAGATGAATATATTATATTATGCAGTACATGAGAATAATGCAGGGTGGGGTGCTGAGTCTTTCATAGATGATGGGTTTAAAAAATTAGGACACACTACATATTGTATAGACTATAGAAAGCATAGGGACGAGATACATACTAAACATAAGGAAGCTATGTCAAGTATGGATTTTGATTTATTCTTTCTTCAGCGTGGTGATGGGTTCCCCTTAGATATTATAAAATCAATGAAATGTAAGAAAGTTTTTTTTGCAAGTGAGCTTGTTAGTAGGAACAGGGATCAGGATAGACTTTTAGAGTCTGGGTTGTTTGATTACATATTTTTCCATTCATCAGAGTGTATGAAACTTGCAAATGCTGATTATGATAAAAGTTCAGTATTATTAAATGGTTTTAGTACAAATATTTATAAACCTATACCCGGTTGTGAAAAAAGTATTGATATACTATTTTCGGGGGTTATGACCCCAAGAAGACATGCTATTTTAAAAAATATATCAAAGTATTTTAAGGTGTCAGTGTCTACTAAGTTTGGTAAAGATCTGAATGAGGAGTTTAATAAAAGTAAGATAATTTTAAATATCCATGCAGAAGATTATCTAGACATGGAAACAAGAGTTTATGAAGTTTTAGGTTCTAAGTCATTTTTGTTATCGGAGAGGTTAAATATGAATAATCCGTTTAAAGATGTATACCATTTTGCATCCTATGATGTGGATGAAGAGTTGATATGGAGATTAAACTATTATTTAAACAACGAAAAACGTAGGTATGTTATAGCAGATAATGGGTATAAAGAAGCTGTTTTGAATCATAGATATGAAATTAGGGCTAAAGAAATTATTGAGAGGATCTATTAATGATAAAATTTCCAAAGAGTATTAAAGTTGGTGGTGTTACTTATAATATTATATTAAAAGACTTAAATAGGGATTTAACAGGAGTTTCAGGGTTATGTAAAAGTCCAAGAGCTATGATCATTATTGATGAAAAGAATTCAGATCAGAGTTTGGTAGAAATATTTTTACATGAAATAATACATGCAATTGATTTTGTATATTGTGGGTATATTTTGAAAGAGTTATGTGTAGAAAAATTTACAAATGCATTATTTCAACTTATAAAAAATAATGATGATTTTATCAATGGTATTATTCCAGAGTCAGTTATGATTAGTGGGTTTAAGTATGATGTTGTATATCCTTATGATTTTGATGATATATTTGAAGAAGATAATATCAGTAATCTTATGACAACTTGTTGTGATAATAATGATTGTTTTATTTTATTAGGGGATAAACTTCTAGGGTATGATATTAATAAAGATATACAAGTTATTAATTTTATTTATTCTATGATATTAGCTGTTATATATAGACATAGTATTACGGAAGAAGATTTTAATTATGAATTGTATTTGACACAATTTGCGAATGGGATTTACCAAGTGTTCAAAGATATAAATATAAAGAAATTTTTTAATGAAATAGAAAATGTGTCTAAGGGTGTAAAGGATGCCTGATTGGAAGGACTTAACACCAAAACAGAGGAATGATTACATTAATCAAGATTATATTTCACTAAGAGAAATGCATGTGGATAATATTGAAAATTTTGTGGATGACTACCCAGAGAATGAGATGTGGGATATATTTCATATCAGAGATTCAAATCACCTCAAACAACTCATTATTGGGTTCCATTTAGAAGGAAAATCCTCAGTTCAAATTTCACAATACCTACCTTGTTCTCGTCAATATTGTAATTTAGTAATTAGAGAATATAACGACTTACCCTGCAAGTAAAATCTAAACTAACCTATTAAAATTATTATACTTAAATTTTTTTCTTTCCTATAGTAGAGGGTATTGCAGTTTAAGTATAGTTTTTAAGGGGTTAAATGTCAAAAGATAAAGCTAAAAATGAGGAAAATTCTGATGTTATTGTCAAGAGAAAAGGCATACATATTTCCATTGTAGATCAAGTTGTAAGATTGAAAAAAGTACAGGAAATGTTATCAGAAGAGAAGACTGTAAAAAAGATATCTGAGGAGTTAGGGATATCTGAACAAGTTGTTTATAATAATATAAATTATTTAAAAGAATTAGAAGTAGCTGATCTTACAAGTCAAGATATCGCTGGAAAACGTGCTGAATTATTTATTGAATTAACTGAAGTTGAAAAAGAAGTCAAAGACCAGTATGAAAATTATAAAAATAAAGCAAGTTATGCAAATGATGCAAGGGCGTATTTACGTTTATGGAAAGATGTTATAGAATCTAAGGCAAAAATGTTTGGTGTTGATGTTATAAAGACAGATGGTATTGTTATAAATCAACAGATAAATAGGTATGAAAAACCAGAGCAAGTAAGCCATAAAGTCAAAGATGCATTAGCAAGTGCTATTATAGGAGATCACGAAGAAAAGATAAGACAGAAATATGATGAAAACGAGTTATGATACAATATTAGAACTTAGAACTCATAGAGAAGATCTTTTACAAAAATTTGAAGGGGATTTACCACAATATTTAATTGATTATTTTGACGGAGAAGAAAAAAAGTTAAATATTAAAGAGACTAAAGATGTCTTATATGAAAAAGGGGCTACAAAAAAACAAGTAAGTACATATCTTTATGGGGCTAGAGGGTCAAAAAAACTTGATTATGAGATAGAAGAAGAAAATGTAATCCCTAAAAAAATAAAGAATATTGATGAAAAAGAATTAGAGTTAACTAAGGATGAAATTGAAGCATTAAAACAAGCATGTGAATCAAATATTTATGCATTTGCAGTTCGTTATTTTAGTCATTATTTAAAAAAACCATCATCTAAATTTCATAAATATCTTTATAGGTATATAAATAAAAAGTTTTCAAAGAAACAAAGAAAAGCATTTAAAAAAGCTATAGCAGCACCAAGAGGTGGGGCAAAATCTACTGTCATTTCAGTGATTTTGCCTATCTGGTGTTTATGTTATGATAAAAAGAAATTTATTATTATAGTGTCTGATACAGCAACTAAGGCTGAATCATTCCTTGAAGATTTAAAACGGGAACTTTTATATAATGAAAAATTAGCAAAAGATTTTCCAAATGTTACTGGAAAAGGCCCAATGTGGAGAGCAAATGAAATAGTAACAAATAGTGATAGAAAGATTAAAGTTTTTGGCACTGGTAATAATATACGTGGTGAAAGGTTTGGTATTTATAGACCAGACCTTTTAATCGGGGACGATTTAGAAAGTAGAGACTCTATTAAATCAGCTTTGATTAGAGATGATATAAGATATAATTGGTTTAATAAAGATGTTATATTCATTGGTGGAGATGAAGATTCAACAGATTTTTTAATAGTAGGCACTATCCTAGGTAAAGATGCCTTACTAAATGCTCTTATGCAATCGGAAGAATACCCGGAGTGGGAGTCTAAACGATTTGCAGCTGTCCTAAATTTTTCAATATCTGAAAAATGGGGCGAGTGGGAAATGTTATATAAAAATAGTTTAAATCCTAATAGGATACAAGAAGCTTATGAATTTTTTATTAATAATAATGAAGAGATGCTATTAGGCACTACTGTACTTTGGCCTGAAGGTGAATCATACTACAAATTAATGGTAGCTAAAGTATCAGATGAGTCTGGTTTTACTTCAGAGAAACAAAATGATCCCTCAGATCCAACCAAAATTTTAGTTAGAAAAGAAGACCTCACCTTTAAGAATTTTAGGACTAATCCAGATATACAGGCAATATTAAAAAATCCAAGAACACAAAGATTTTCTGCATTAGACCCATCCCTAGGAAAAACAAAAACCTCAGATAATTCTGTAATAGTTACATTAGCAAAATGCCCAGATACTGGGGTTCTATTAGCTATAGATTTTGATGTAAAGAGAAGACCAGTACAACAGCAAGTTGATACTTTAGTCGAAAAATTTGATAAATACAATCAACAGCTTATAGCAATAGAAACAAATTCTTTTCAGATAGTTATAGCAGAGATATTAAGAAAGAAGTCTCTTAAACTAGGATTATATATACCTATAATAGAACTTCAAAATTATAGTGATAAGCATATGAGGATAGAGAGTGTTATACCTTTATTAAAGGATGGTACTGTGATATTTGATAATAATAAATATAGTAATAATATATCATATAGGCATGCTATTGAAGAGATAACAACATATCAATTGGGCGTAAAACATGATGATTGCCCAGATGCGTTAGAACAATGTATTAGAATTTGTCGAGAAAAAAGATTCAAAATGCTAACAAAGAAAAATAAATAGGTGGTAATACATGGCAGATATTGAATATAGTCAAAGAACACATCCTTATTATGATGATAACAATACTGATTGGAATCTTTATAAAAATGCTGCAAAAGGTGGTAGGCAATTCATTGAAGATAACTTAAAAACGCATAGATTAGAAGATAATGATGATTTTGCTGATAGACAAGAAAGAGGGTACTATCTTAATTTTTGTGACACAGTACCATCTATATACAATTCTTATATTTTTAGAGATAACATTGAAAGAAAACCTGATGAAGTTTTAGACCCTTTTAGGGATAATGTTGATGGTAAAAATTCAAGTATAAATGAATTTATTAAGCAGGTCGGATACTGGGCATCTGTTTATGGTGTGTGCCACGCTATAGTAGATGTCCCAGACCCTAAAACTAAAAAAGGTAAATTAACTAGAGCAGATGTTAAAAAAGATAATATATATCCATATGCAAGTGTAATTCATCCTCATCAACTACGTGACTGGTCAGTTGATAGGTATGGCACTTTTCAGTGGGTTATCATAGAGTATGATTATTTGGAAGATACAGACCCCACTAAAGAGAGAGAAATACATACACATTATAAGCTGATAACTGTTGATAGTTGGGAGATTGTTGATGCAGATGGAAACCCTGTAAAATTTGAGGATGGTTCCCAAAATGCGGGAACTCATGATTTAGGGATGGTTCCAATCATAACTATGTATAATAAAAATACAGGGAATGATAAAGTAGGGGAGTCTATGTTAAAGGATATAGTGTATATTAATATACTTATTCTTAATTGGTGCTCATTGATTGATGAACAATTATCAAGGAATTGTTTTTCACAACTTGTAATACCAGATCGTGGTGAAATAGCTAACTCAGTTAGGGGTGGGTCAGATAATCCATTAGTTACTGTTGGAAGCTCGTCAGTGTTCACTTTTGATGGTGAGTCTCGACATCCACCACAGTTTATTTCCCCAGAAGTTGATACAATTACAACGATATGGAATATAGTTACAGACCATATAAAAGAAATATACAGATTAGGTGGTTTGATCTCAGGTACCGGAGATCTTTATGCACCAGCATCTGGGAGAGCAACCCAAATGGGCTTTTTATATACTAACTCTGCTTTAGCTGAGAAAGCACAAGCATACCAAACATTTGAAAATGATTTAGGTAAATTAGTTTATGCCCACTCTGGTAAGAATCAAGAAGAGTACGAAAGTGTTCAATATCCAACTAAGTTTGACCTTATTGCTCTGTCTGAGGAATTGGAATCTAGTATGTCTATCATGGAAAGAAATTTTAGTCCTACTTTAAATAAGACAATTCAAAAAGAATTAGCAAGGAAGATAGTTCCTTTAGCACCACCCTCCATTAGAAAAGATATAGAAGATGAGATCGAAAGTGGTGATGGGGTGGTAGATTCAGTTAGTGCAAAGTCTGAGGATTTAGAAGGACTTGAAAAGAGTGGAAATCCAAACTTGAATAAACTTTCTGATACATTTAGAACATCTGATAAGAATAAAAAAGAGGAATCAGAACATAGGAGTAAGGAATAATGGGTAAGAAAAGAAATAAAGATCTTAGGAAAGCAAACGAGAAAAAGAAAAAAAATACTAAGAAAAGGAAAAAGAGTGATGACGATAAATAAACTTTCTGCTGAAGATAAAAGATGGAGAGCACAGGATGACGCTTACACTCTTATGAATGCAGAAAAGATTAATTCTGATAAAGTAAGAAAAACAGCTGCTATAAAAGCGGCTAAGGTTATGGTCAAAGATAAAGAAAATGAAGTTAAGGCTATCAAGAAAGTAACAAATAATAGTACCACAAAAAAAGCAACTACTAAAAAGTCAAGTAAGAAAAAATAATGATAACGGATGTTATCGGAAATCTACCGGAGGGTAAAAATTATGCCATTAACAGAAGAAGAACAAAAAGCAGCTGATGAAGCAATAGCTTTAAAAGTAAAAGAAGAAGAGTTAAAAAAGAAGGAAGAAGAGTTAAAGAAAAAAGAAGAAAAAACGAAAGATCCTGAGTATTTACAATCTGAATTAGATAAGGTTATAAAACAAAGGGATGATGTTAAAAAAGAAAGACGAAAATTACTTGAAGATGTAGAAGCTTTAAAAACCACAATTTCTTCAACACCAACAAATGAAGAAGTTGAAGATCTTAAAAAACAATTTGGTGAATTAAAAGAATTTAGAGAAGCGGTTGAAAAGAAAACTGAGGAAGAGGATCTTAAAAAGAAAACTGAACTTGAAAGAACTCAAATTAAATTTAACAAAGAGTTGGATAAGATTAAAGAAGAGATGGAGACAGAAAGAAAGAGACAGAATGAGCTGTTAGTAGGTAAAGAGAAAGAAAAAAATGAGATTTCTGCACAAGTGGGAATGCTCAGAGGTTATAAGCTGGAAGGTGAAATTATAAAAGCATCTACTAGATATAAAGCATTAAAACCTGAACAAATTGTTAAATTACTCAAAGACGACTTTACATACAATGAAACATTAGATCGGTTTGAATTTTTAGTGTATAATCCTAAAGACCCGAAGAAACTCATGAATGAGTTAGATGTTGATGAAAGAGTCAAAGAGTTTTTAAGTTTAGAAGATAGTGATAATCTAGTGGAAGCTGATGTTAAAAAAGGAACACGTACTGATTTACATAATGCAGATAATAAAAAAGTAACTAAAAAGTTTGACATATCAACATCAAAATATGATCCTGAAGATGAAGATATAAAGAGACAGGCAGATCTAAAAGGTATGTCTGTTGAGGATCATATAAAAACTCTTATGATAAGAGATGAAGTAACAGAAAAACGAAAAAAATAAAAAGGAAGTGACTAAAATATGGCTGAAATTAGGTTTGGCCTTGTCGAAGGTGATGGCAAAGGTCGGGAAGTTAGAGTAGCAGCTAGTCAGAAATTCTACCGAAGAGGTGGAAAATTTGCCAAGTTAGTTAATGGGTATGCAACATTGTGTGCCTCTGACGCAGCTACAATTCATGGTTGGTTAGAAACTCCAAAGGATGCTGCTGCATCCGGTACTTACTGGACTTCTAGTTCTACTGCTGGAAAAGATAAAGTGTTTATGATTTATTCAGATGATCAGAATGGGTTTGAGATCCCAAATAAGCAAGCTAGTTGTACTGCATCCGATATTGGCGTTGGAGCAAAGATAATTATAGAGAGTGGAGTACAAAAAGCTGAAACTGTAAATACAGCAGCTAGCTCTTGTTTATCTATTGTAGACGTAGATACAGTTAATAATACATTTAAGGTAAAGGTTATCCCGGCTAATCGGGTAATACTATAAGGGGGTGAAGTATAAATGGCAGGTGTAATGAGATCACAATTTACGGAAAATATGAAACAGGATATGTATACTTATTTTTGGGAAGCATACCCTCAGAAACCTATGGTTCATGAGTTATTGTTTGAAGTTATTAACTCTTCAAGTGCTTACGAACAGTTTACTAGTGCAATTGGTCTTGGTGAATTGTTTGAGAAGCCAGAAGGTGAAGACATACAAGCTCAGGTACCAATCGAATCTTACACGATTGTATGTAGGAATAGAGCTTTTGCAGCCGAAGTACGATTTTCTTATGAGTCAGTTTCTGATTCAAAGAAAATTAACAACATGGTTGCGGAGACTGTAGGTAGTTGGGGAACATCTATCCCAATTACTCAGGAGAAATTTTTCTCTGGATTTTTAAACTATGGTGCGTATACGGCAGGTCATGATACGTTCAATGGTTCTATTACTGGTGTTGTAACCGATGCTAGTGGAGATCTGATTTATGATGGGAAACCATTATTTAGCGGTACTCATCCAGATAAAGTTGGCAATACTTACGCTAACTTTGCAGCTTCTAGTGCTCTGTCTGGGCCTAACTTGAAAAGTGCATACTTAGCTTTTACAGTAACGAATGCAAAAGATGAAAGGGCTGATGTCATTGACGTTAAACCAGATACACTGTTAATTAATCCTAGTTTAAAATTTACCGCACAAGAAATTTTAATGTCTGAGCATATTCCTTCCTCAATGGATAATACGGTTAATGTTTTACGAACAATTGTAGAACCGTTGGAATGGAATTATTTGTCGGGTACGGATGACTGGATTCTCATGAAAAGGGGGATTGGCCTGTTGAAGACTAGCAGAGAGGAACCTCTGTTAGATTTCTTTCAGGATGACAGGAATAAAGACTATTACGCTAACATTTTCACTCGATGGGGTGGAACGGTTAAAAATTGGCGTTATATGTATGGGTGCAATTTACCTACTAGTTAGTAGGTAATTAGTATATGTTATGACCATCATTTTTGGTGGTCATAACTTTAATTTATGTAGTGAAGTAATTCAGTCTGGGAGAATGCTTGCTTTGGGAGCAAGTTGTCGTAGGTTCAAATCCTACCTTCGCTACCAAAAGGCGGTTTTTAAATGTTAAGCAATAAAACAAAAGTAGCACCAACTGATTCAGAGCATCCTAATACAAAAGATGATATGGATAATTTGTTTAAATGGAAGTTAGGTGATCCTGACCCGGTTGGAACTCATGCTAAGAATCATGTAGGTATGAAAAACTATATAAAAGATATGCGTAATCCCCCCGATTATAGTAAAACATTTTATGTGAATACTAACAAATTGGTAGGAAATCAATTAAAGAAAAGGTAAAAAAATGACTTATACATGTAAGATCTGTGGTAAGACAGATATAAAAGGTTTAAAACTTCACGTATTAAAGAAACATAACATAACTATGGAATTTTATGATAAATTTGTAAATGATGTAAAGAATGAAGATATTATTAAACCTACTGAAATTATAGAAATTTCAGAACAAGATATTAAACTGGATGAGACTGAAACTGAAAGTCCTGATAAACCGGAAACAACGTTATCTGATGTTTTGATGGAGTTTGAGATATCAGAAATTGAATTATATAATATATTAAGAAAAGCAATATATGGTAGTAATAAGAAAATGGCTGAGATTATCGTAAAAAAGGAATCAGATGCATTTAAGATTGCAACCGAACTTGTAGCTAATAATGATAATGAAATACAAGTTAAAAATGTTCACATTGCTGAGGCATTACAAAAGAGTTTTGGTTTTATATGTGAACAAGTTGTTGGAAAAGAAATTGGTAATGTCCTTGAAAAAACATGGATAATGAAAAAATAAAAAGGATGGTGTATAAATAATGGGTGATAGTAATGTAACAAGTAATATGACTGGTGCTCCCGATGTGACTTTTACTGCAAGTAAAATGGTAGCCACAACTGGTGAGTTTGATACTTTAGGTGTTGATACTTTAAATGTCAATAATTTATCAGCTACTACTGTTGATCTTGGAGATACAGGTGTTGATTCTTTAACTGTTGCTACTGGAAAAGTTATTTTAGGTGGTATACTTACCGTTGAAGCAAGTATTGTTGCTGCTGCTACCGCTTTAAGTGGTGCGGCTGGGTCTTTGTATGTTGGGGCGGGCAGTTTGTGGATACTTGATGGGGATACAACTGCAACTAAGATAGCTATAACATAATCTACGTATTAATTCTTTCCTATATTCCTCACAAAATATTCTAATACTATTTCTATCTGAACTGATTTGTTTTTACTGAAACTGAAACTGAAACTGAAAAAATAAACACAAAAGGATGTGAATTTAGATGTCTATAATGTCGCAAAGTTCACGTTGGTTCTATGAAGGACATAACGTAACTGCAACAACTTCTTTTATCTATGATAATACAAATGCCACTGGTGTAAATGCCGGGGCTATAACTACAAAAACCGATCACTCTGTTATTCAAATTGGGGTGCCGGAATTGTCGGCTAGCTGTTTGTATTATAGGGTGGAAGGTAGATTTGATACAATTAATAGGTGGGCTGAAGTATACTCAAGTACAGTTACTGCTACTACGACTATTGATGAATTGATAACTGTAACAGAGAAAGTAAAAGAATTACGTGTTGGTGTAAAAGCAGGGAACGAAGCAACCCCAAATACAGTATATGCAGGTATATGTAATACAGAAGTTAGATAGAGGGTATATTTGAATAATGTTAAAAATATTTATAAAAATAGGGGTGAAGTGTTGTGCCTTTAAATGATTTATTTAGTACAAAAGTTATAAAGTCTTTGGAGAGTTTAGTAGACTCTGATGGAAATCTGGTACCTTCTACATATGGTGAAATGTATTATAATGGGGTAGGAGATACTATTACTATTGTTGAATCTGATGAATATCAAGCTTGGACTGGGCCTATTGTCGGGCTAGTTAATGGGTTAACTTTTCAAGCTGGTATTGTGGGGGTTATTGCGTCAACATCAACAACGGCTGGATCAATTGTTACAATTAACGATAGTACACATGGGTTATCCGTTGGTGATATGATTACAATAAACGGTACTACTTCATATAATGGGGTATATGAAGTTAAAACTGTTCCTAATGTTAATAGTTTTACTATTACAGAAACAAATTCTGAAGGGAGTGAGACAGGTAATTGGCAACGTGGATCAAGCCTTACCTTTAATGCTGGATCAGGTGGGGTGTACGCTGGAAGATGGGCAGCTAGTATGAGTGCTGCTACAGCAAATGATATATTTGAATTAGGGCCAGTGGTAAATACAACTATTTCCCCAAAAGCTGGGTCTACTCGTAAATTTTCAAATACGGATGTTGGGAGTCTTAGTGGTACTGGTATGATTCTTGCTAATGATGGTGATAAGATATTTTTTGTAGTGAGAAATACAACAGCAGCTAGAAATTGTACAATAATACATTTTGATATAAATATACAGCATTAATATATAATAAAAATGAATAATTGGGGTGATAGCCCTTGGATAAAAGTGAGTTGATTAAAGTGGCGTTAACTAGTACTGAGTGGTTAATAATTGGGTTTATTACTACTGTTGTTGTTCCAATATCTGTTACATATGGGACTTTAAAAACTTTACTTAAATCATATAATGAGAAATTTAAAGAAATTAAAGAAACCAATAATAAAATTATAGATAATGAAAATATTAAATTTAAGGAAATAACAACTGAATGTAAAGATTGTAGATCTGGAGTTAATGTTGAGTTTAAGTCTATGGGGGATAAGATAGATAGTTTTATAAACACTACATGTCAAAATAGGATGGGTGATCAAATGGATACTGTTAGTACATATTACCTAGATAAAGATAAAATTCCTAAGTATGTCACTGTTCTTACATGTGATAAACGGAATGAAGAACTTAAATTAAGTTTTAAAGAGATGAAAGATGAGATAAAAAGTGAGATAACTAAGAAAGATGATGTTATGACAGATCTATTATCTCAGATATTATTAGAGGTTAAAAACAAAAAATATAATAGTTAGGAGAGTTGTTATGGAGTGGTCAAAATTTTGGCCTTTATGGTTACAAAAAAACTTGCGTAACCTTTCATCCATGAAATATCAGTGGCTTATACTTTTATATTTACCAGTGATATTCGGTATATTTGAGGGTAGGTGGGTTGAGGATGTATGGGTATCCTTAATACCCGTTGAAGTTGGATTGGGATTTTTATTCGGGAGTTTTCTCACTGTTTTTAGTATAAGAATATATGCTAAAACTAAATTAACTGAAGATTCTGATGGGTTTTATGAAGGGGAAGAAGGTATGGAATGAAAATAAAAACAATTTTAATAATTATAGTTATGTTGTTTTCAATATTAGGTATGTATTTTACATACCATAAAGTTAGTAATATGCTGTTAAATGAGAAGATAAAGTTGATGAGTGATTATAAAATTGTTGCTGAAAATATTATGGTTGCTAACAAGATTGAAAGCGATAAATTATTGAGTACAAAATTTAAACAATTAGATAGGGAAGTAAAAAGGTATACTAGATCTACAGATTTAAAAGTGACAGAGATAGGAAATATAGTAACGGAAGTTAAACAAACTGTAAATAAAAAACAAAGTTCTGATCATGTGTATAATAAGGGTGATATAAATGATCATGAATTCATAAATATAACAAATGAAAAAGGCATACCTGAGTCATGGGCAATGCATTATAATAATAGACCTACAAATAGATGGAAATCAGGTATGTATAGAAAAGAATATTCAACCGATATAGTGATAACAAAAAATAAAAATGGGGATACTGAAGTTATAGCTAACACTAATATGGTTATAGATAAATTGGGGTATAGAGATAAAAAGATACCAGTGACTGTAAAATCGGTAAATTGGGTTGAAGAAGAAGTTAATGATAGGTCATTTATGGTAAACCCAAATTTATCTTTAGGGGTCAACACTACCTATGATAATACTTACCCTACTTTAAGCCTAGGATTATTTTCATACGGGAGAACTAAAAAGGATATTGATTATAGATTTTTTAATATTGGTGTTGGGTATAATGATGAATTCGTGTTTGGCATAGACCCAGTACAGTATAATTTTGCTAATCATATTCCACTGATAAATAATCTTTTTGGTGGCATTGGCTTTTATACAAATGAATACTTTGATCTTAAAGTAGGAATTCAAGTTTCAAATTTATTTTAGAAAGGTAGAGTAGAATGACTTCAGACTTTTATGTTGATGAACCAGTATTGACTGTGTTTTTTGTTGGTGATATCAGAACGTTTTTAAATAAATTTCAGGGTAGGTTAAGATATCTTAGTAAGGGGGATTATAAGGATTATAGTTTTTTAGTTATGTGTGATAATGAATTATACCCTTACATAGAAGATTTTGTAAAATGGAATATTGATCTTCCTGATTGGTTTTTAAAGAAAAATTTAACCCCATTAAACTATGAAGCAGTTTCTGGGGGTAATTTATATACAGACCCAGATGTATATATGAAGTTAATGAAATATTTTAGACAATTTTATAATACTGGTAAAGCTTTAGAGTTTTGGTGTCCGAGAGGAGACTCAAAATTAATGGAAGTTAATTCAAATGAATTCATTAATTATCCTATACAGGAAATTAAATCGGATAAGAATATTGTTATGATCTACGTTAGTGATGAAATTGAAAAAGAAGTCTGGGATGGTGTAATAGAGACACTTAACAAAAAAAATAATGTAGTGTTGTATAATAACAGTAGGTATGATTTTGATAATGCAGCTGTAGTTAAAAGTATGAAAGATGTAATGGCATATACTAAAAATTCAGTTATGACTATCACAGTCGATAACCAATTTGCTTATATACCAGTTATTTTAAATACTTCAGTATTTATAATTGGCGAAAATGGAGATAAAATAATTAATAAATGTAGATTGTTAAAAGTGCCGGGAAAATATAAACAATCTCCAGATTTAAAGTTAATAACAGCAAAGGATATTATTGATAACGTATGACACACTCTAGAAAAAAGTTAACATATCAATATGTTAAAGAACAGTTTAAAGATAGAAAGTATATACTATTATCCAAAGAATATAAAAATTGTAATGAAAAGCGTGATAGTTATGAATGTCATAAATTAGCACATGAAGATATTGGATGTAGGTATTCAGATTTACGAAAAAGTGAATTATGTAGAGAGGAAATGTTAAATGTGTAAATCTATTATTATTTCGTATGACTCTTATTCTTGGGTAAAATATTGTGCAGGTATTATTGCTAAAAATAGTAGTATGTATGAAGTCATCATATTTTCAGATGATTCTGATATACCAATTCATAATTGTAATTTCTTATGTAAACAATCTGTATCTGAACAAAGGCGTTTTGACGTTTTTAATATAGGTAAATCATTAGGAATTAAAAAGATATCAAATTTTAAATTTTCTGAAGGTGACGTTATACAAAAGTTTATTGTGCATTTACAGTTTTTACTAATGGTGTCAGGTATAAATACGATATATTTTCAGAATAATAATATATTATATGATATTTTGATAGCTTTGAGGAAACAACTTAACCTTAAATTATTCATGTATGGTAGTGATAAAAATCATGAAGCTTTTATACTTTCAAATAATATTATAAGATCAAAGTGTAATGCTTTAAAACTTATAACGGGGTATAATACAACTAAGGATAAGGTTATAAACCCTATAGATACGGAATATTTTTATAAAATTGACTAAGAAAGGAATAGATATGATTTCTGTTATTATACCTGCTTATAAGGAGATATGGTTACAACGTACAGTGGATGATATATTGGAAAAAGCCGAAGGGGATATAGAAATTATAGTATGTCTCGATGGATATTGGGTTGAATTAAAAGATAATAAAAAAATTAAAATATTGCATAATGGTACTAGAAAGGGAATGCGATACTCCATAAATTCAGCCGCTAGGATGGCTAAAGGTAAATATATTTTAAAGTGTGATGCACATTGTGCTTTTGATAACGCATTTGATGAAGTATTAAAACTTGAGTGTAAACCTGACTGGACAGTAGTTCCTGTTAGATACTCTTTAGATGTAAAAACTTGGAAAAAGAATCTAAATAAAAAATATGAGTTTGAATATATATCCCAAGAAGATCTAAAAGGAAGAAAATGGCCTGAATATTCTGAACGAGTTACTAGTGAAGGATTGCCTGATTTAATGACATTTCAAGGAAGTTGTTGGTTTATGCACAGAGAAAGATTCTTTGAAATAGGTGGTTTGGATGAAGTTAACTATGGTGGTATGGGCAGAGAAGCTCAAGAAATATGTTTAAAATCTTGGTTATCTGGTGGTCAATGTAAATTAAATAGAAAAACATGGTATGCACATTGGTCTAAGGGTTCTAAGGATATGACATATTCTAACAGGGATGATAAGAAAAAATCAATAGATTATGCTGTTGATATATGGAAAAATAATAAATGGGATAAACAGACTAGAAAATTAGAATGGCTTATTAACCATTTTAGCCCTGTACCAACATGGGAAGATGTTTTTGATGAGGATCTTCTCATCAAAACACCAACAATAGAAGAGGGGGAGGAAACTATATTAATGTCAGATAAGAAATTAATTATAAAAAAGGGAATGAAAAGAGCGGGGTTGTATAGGTATTTTGCAGAGCTTGGGTTAAAGCTTGGTGCAGAGATTGGTGTTCAAAGGGGTAGAAATGCTAAAGTAATGTTTGATAACATTCCAAATTTATCTTTATTTCTTATTGAACCTTATGCTGATCATATGAGTAACAAAAGATTATGGGGTAGGAAAACGCATGAAAAGTTTAAGAGACAGGCATACGGTAGATTTACAGATCCTGTATATAATGACAGATTGTTCTGGATAGAGAAGTTTTCTGATGTAGCATCTTATGATATACCTGATAATACCCTTGATTTTGTGTATATTGATGGTGAGCACACTTATGATTTTGCTATGATGGATTTAATATTATGGAGCAGAAAAGTTAGGCCGGGGGGTATTGTTGCTGGTCATGACTTTGAATATAAAGGTAGTGGTGAGATTAAAAAAGATCCAAAGGTTGCCCACGCTCTATTAGATTTTGCAAAAGCTTATAAGATTGAACAGATATACTTAACGGATAAGAAAGCACCAAGAGAGAATCGTGGTGATGCTTGTTCATCTTGGTTTTATTTTAAGGAATAATATGACTTTTACAAAAAAGTATACAGATAAAAATAAAAAGTATTCTCATCTATCTTCAATAGAGAATGAATTATATTGTATTAATAAATTTTCAAGGGGTGGCACAAATCCTTATGCCCCTGAAGTTTTAAGTGTTGGTGAGGGTTCTTACACTATGAAAAAATACAAATGTCGTGTAGGTAATTATAGGGATATAAACGGAAACATAAGACGAATTTTATTTTCAATAAGTTTAGAAGAACTCTTCAGGCAGTTTGATGAAATTTTGACTATATTAGAAGAAGAAAATATTCAACATAGAGATATTTTTCTTTTGGGCTAGAACAGATGGAGTTACGGTAGGAGATTTAAAAAATCTTAATAGGAGATGGGGGAAAACTGATAGAGATGCTATTAATAAGATAAAAAATGATATAATATCAGTACTACCAAAAGTTAATGAACAAATTCAAGTAATTAAGAATCTAACAAAAAAGTTTGGTGATGTCTATTATGATGGATCAGCAGCTACTTTAGGGAAGACATACCAAAAGATTGATATACCTTATTTTGAAGATCATGAATATCATAAAGATAGTACAAAAGAAGTTGATATAATATTTTCAAATATTATAACTCCACCAAAAACGGTTATAGATCTTGGGTGTGCTGCTGGATATACAACTTTTAATTTGATGAGAAAGTTTATGGTTGATTTTGTAGTTGCATATGAAGCTGATCCTCTTATGTTTAATTTTTTAAAACAGGTAAGAAAGTGCTATAGGTTAAAAGAAATTGAATTGATGAAAGGTGTTACACCAGATACAGAATTTAAACAAGTTGATTTAGCAATATGTATGAATGTTCATATGTGGTTGGTAAAGCAATTTGGCAGAGAGAAGTCTAGTGAGATAGTATCTAATTTAATAAAAAACAGTAAGACTACGTTCTTTCAAACTGCAAGTAGAGACAGTAATGGAAGATACAGAGTGAAGTGGTTGAAGGATAGAGCTACAGTGAGTGCTTTTTTAAAAGAAATTAGTGGCTATAAAGAAGTAACTCATATGAAAACACTTAGAAGAAGACATCTATTTAAAATTGGAGAATGATTAAATGCTGAGATATGTTATCTCTTATCCAAAGAGTGGAAGAACTTGGATAAGATTATTTATGAAATTGTACTTTGAGTTGTTGGAAGAGGAGTTACCTAGTATATTATATGTACATGATGAAAATAATGCTCTGAAACGATGGGAGAAGCTTGGAATTACAGATAAAGATGTTAAGAGAATTTTGTTACGGAGACAACCGTGTGATGTTATGGTAAGTTATTATTTTCACTTATATTTTAGAAGTGATGAAGCAAAACGAAAAAATAAATTAGGTTTATTAGATATCTCTTCTTTTATTAGGCATAAAAAGTATGGGATTGAATCTTATAAAAATTGGACAACGTATTGGTTAGGATATACAGGAGATCAACTTATAATAGAATATGAGATGTTATTTGAAAACATATGGTCAGAAATATTAACGTATTTTGAACTCCCAGTAAATATTGATGCTGTTAATAAAATACATGAAGACTGTAAGTTTGATAATATACGAAATAATCTAGAACAATTTAGAGGATTTAATGAACGCTGGAGATATTGGGCAATGGAAAAAAGAAGAGTAAGTACGCCTACCCCAAAAAATCCAGAGTCTCATAAGTTCCGTAAAGGTAAAGTTGGTGGTTATGTAGATTATTTATCACCAGAAGACATTCAATACATTGAGAAAGAGTGGGAGAAATGAAGGGTAGGTAAATGAATAATAAAAAGATAATAATAACTGGTGGTTGTGGATTTGCAGGGCATCATTTTGTTGAACATTTTTTAAAAGAGACTGATTGGGATATAGCTGTTTTAGATAAGTTAACATATGCTGCTAATGGTTTTGATCGTGTTCGGGATATTAACGTATTTGATAATAAAAGAGTTACATTCTATACCGTAGATTTGTCTGAAGAAATTTCAGAAGGTATTTTAAAGGAATTAAAAGAAAGTAGTATATTACTTCATTTAGCTGGTGAGACTCATGTTGATAGATCAATTATAGACCCTATTCTATTTGTTAAAGCTAATGTGTTGGGAACTTGTAATATGCTAAACTTTGCTCGTAAGTTAGATAATCTTGAAGCTATGCTGTTTATGTCAACAGATGAAGTTTTTGGGCCAGCATACAATGTTGAAAAAGCATATAAAGAATGGGATAGATATAATAGTGGGAATCCTTATTCTGCATCTAAAGCTGGAGCAGAGGAGATGTGCCTTGCTTTTGCTAATACATATGGTGTTCCGGTTTTTATTACACATGGTATGAATATGTTTGGAGAAAGACAGCATCCAGAAAAGTTTATACCTCTTTGTATTAGAAATATATTACAAGGGGATAAGATAACAGTCCATGCCGATAAAACAAAAACTGTTTCGGGGGTTAGAAGTTATATCCATTGTCGTAATGTAGCAAATGGGGTACATTTTCTTCTTAATAACTTTGAGGTTGGACAAAAGTATAACATTGTAGGTGAAGCTGAGATGTCTAATCTTGAAATGGCTAAGTTAGTAGCTGACATACTGGGAAAGACGTTGAACTATGAGATGGTAGACTTTCATAGCAGTAGGCCGGGGCATGATCTTAGGTATGCTCTTGATGGAACATTAATGAAAATCATAGGATGGAAACCCCCTATGACAATAACAAGATCCATTGAAACTACTATTCAATGGTATTTAAAAAACCCTAAGTGGTTGGAGTTCACAACATGAAAAAAGGATTAGTTTATTATACAGATAATACATCAGACCCATATTTATTAGGAGTCTGTAGAAGTAACTTAAAGAGATGTGCCGGGGAGCATGATATTGTTTCAGTGTCAAGCATACCTACTGATCTTGGTAGAAATTTTATAATTGATGATATTCCTAGAGGGCCGTTACAGATATTTAAAAAGATACTGTTTGGATTACAGCAAGTTGATGCAGATATTATATATTTAATTGAAAATGATATATTATATCATCCAAGTCATTTTGATTTCATCCCACCTAAGAAAGATATATTTTATTATAATAGAAACAGATATGCTGTAGATCCAGTTTCATCAAGTAAAACTTATGGTCTTGGTGTATTCTATGAAACGAATGTATTAAGTCTTTTAGTTGCACATAAAGATTTGATGCTGAGACATTGGGTAAGACGAGTTGAATTGACTGAGAAACATGGATTTAAAAGTAGTCTTGGTTATTCACCACCTAAAGGAATACCTGCAAAAGAAAGAGCAAAGTATGTTACATGGAAAGCTGAACTACCTTGTTTAGATATTAGACATGAAGGTACATATACAAGAAAACGAATGCATAAGAGTCAATTCAGTTCTCCTAATAGTAGACAAGGTTGGAATGAAACATATGACATACCATTTTGGGGGAAGTTAACTCCTTGGAATGACTTTTTAAGAAGGGTGAATAATGGGTCTATTTATGAGGAGAAATCCTAGATGGCAGAACTTTCAATTTTAATCCCATCGAGAAATGAAATGTTTTTAAAGAATACAATTGAAGACATATTAGTTAAGAAGGAAGCTGATACAGAAGTTATAGCTGTTTTAGACGGAGAGTGGGCAGATCCTGAAATAGAAGACCACACAGATGTTACGTTAGTTTATGTTCCTGAAGCAATAGGACAAAGAGCAGCTACAAATTTAGCATGTACATTATCAAGAGCAAAATATGTAATGAAATTGGATGCTCATTGTATGTTTGATAGAGGATTTGATAGAAAATTAATAAAAGATATGCAACCGGATTGGACTGTTGTACCTTTAATGTATAATTTACATTCTTTTGATTGGGTATGTAAAAATGGGCATAACAGGTATCAAAGTCCATCAGGCCCATGTGAAGAATGTGGTGAACCAACAGAAAGAAAGATGATATGGAAACCACGGAGAAACAGGTGTACATGGTCATGGTATTTTGATACAGATTTAAGATTTCAATATGGTGGTAGTGGGTACAAACCACCTAAAGAAAAAAATATAGTTGAAACAATGTCTTTACTTGGTGCTTGTTGGATGTTGGAAAGAGATAGGTATTGGGAACTAAATATGTGTGATGAGAAACATGGCAGTTGGGGTCAGCAAGGAACTGAAGTTGGTGCAAAGTCTTGGTTATCTGGGGGTAAATTGATGTGTAATAGGAAAACTTGGTTTTCCCATATGTTTAGAACTCAAGGTGGGGACTTTGGGTTTCCGTATAAACAATCAGGTAGACAAGTTCAAAATGCAAGGAACTATTCAAAAGAATTATGGATAGGAAATAAGTGGGATAAAGCTGTTCATGATTTAGAGTGGCTAGTTAAAAAATTTAATCCACCAACATGGAAGAATTACAAATGGCACAAATAAGTTAAGAGGATGATAACATGGATTTAAATCATTTGAATTTTATCTTTTCACGAATGAAGAATGTTAATGTTTTTCACCCTATATGGATTCATTGGTATATTGATTTATGGAAAGTTGTAAATGAAAAATATGTTCATCGTGTTATTACAATGGATGATGAAGATCCAAAAGTAATTGCTATTATGAAGGAGGTGATGGGGAATGTCCGACAAATTAAATATGACGATTAAAGTAGATGTAGTTGGAAAAGAGAGTGTTAACTTTACTTTAGAGTATAAAGATACTGATATAAAAACAGTACTTTTGATTGAAAAAGCTCTTTTAGCTGCCATTGACGGTGTGATGGATGGACAGTTATCAGTAGCTTAAATTTAAAATAAGGTAGTTTAAAAACTACCTTATTAAAACATTTAAGAGGTGTTGTCATGTTGTGGGAAGACGTAAAAAACGAGAAAAAATAATGAGTTAAGGATATACAAACAAGACCGATGGAAGTGAGGATTTTAATTTAAGAGATGATGCAACTTTACGAAGAGTACCAATAACGATACCATTAGTTTAAGGAGAAATAATGATAGGAGAAATAATAAGCAGAAAACAAAGATTATGGGGGGAAGAAGTCAAAGTTGTTATTAAAGAAGGGCTTCTTCATATACAAACTCTTATTTTGGAATTTAAAGGGGAATCTCCATCAGAAGAAACAATACAAAAACGTATTGATAGGCACATATCTCAGATACAGGCTCATATAGATTTTGAATTAAATAGAGCTGTGGAAGTTGATATTCTTGATCCTCCTATAAAAGAAGCTTTGTTTTGGCTTGTTAAAAAGATAAGGGCAAATCCAGATGCAACATTAGCACAAGCAGAAACAGTGTGGAATACAGAAATGGCAGATAAGATTTTTGATTTTGATAAGCTAGTTAGTAAAATCAAAGCCACCATAGGCAATATCACTTGGGATCAGTTTAAAACTTATGTGATAAATAAAAAGTTTGAGGGGGTAGACTAATGACTGATTATTTTGTTGATGATACAGTTGTTGGTGGTTTAGATGATGGAACAGATTGGGATACAAATGCTTTTCAACTTATGTCGACAGGTTTTGAAAGTAGTGGGTATGCTTCTGCTGGGGATAAAGTTTGGTTTAGAAGAACCTGTCAAGAAACTCCGGGGGCAAACATATCTATAGCAGAACAACCACCAGCCAGTGACCCTTTGTTATGGATTGGATGGCCTAGGGCAGCAATTCCAGACACTACTATAACTAGTGCGGATTTTACAAATGGTAGTAGAATAATTGATAATGTTGTTGGAATAACCCCTAACAGGGAGAGTCATTGTGCAAGATATATAACCGCTCCTGATGGTAAACAATATACAATAACAGCCATTCTTTATGAAGCAGGAATTGATGGAATGGCTGGTGGTGATGAGTTTACTGCCCCAGATTCTAAGGAGGGGGGGATGGGCCTATCTAACACAACTCAAACTGCGATTGGTAAACTTTGGGGTTTTACTGATGACGCAGATACAACTGGAACAATCCAATATACCAGAGATTACCTTGCTGCGTGGGTTGAGGATGATAATATTACAGATGAGGGTAGTGGTGATGCTGAAATAGATGCGGGGGCAGAAACCCCTGTTGGGTTTCTGATTCTAGAACCGTATGTTGGAGCAACTGTTACAGGAGTTGATGGAAAATTTCAAATAAATGAAGATGATCATTATTCTGCGAGACCTGATGTTGGCGGTTTAAGAGCAGCGTGGGATGCAGATGCTATTACTCTTCCTCAGCTGGATTTTAATTCCGGGGATTTTAATGTTTTATTTAATCAAGATAGAGTCCATTTTCTTGATTGTTTTGATTTTAGAAACAGTTCTGATCCTAGCGGGATAATATCCAATGCAAGTTCTACCACAAAAATTAGAGGGTTTTTGTTGAGTAATAACTACAACGAACCTATTATTAGTGTAGGTGGAGATTTCAATTTAGTGAGGTGTGTAGCGGAGGGTAGAAATAAGGGTACTGGGGACGAGGGTATTAGATTCTCCGGTATTGGGGAAATCAAAGATTCTGCTATTTTTGGCTCAAATCAAGGACTTTCTTCAGCAGCACCCGGAGTAAAATTAGACAATGTTAATATAGGAGTAGAGATTCCTTGCAACGGCTATTCAGATGTTCGTGTGAGTTACTATTCAGAATTAATAGGTAAAAATGTAAGTTGTGGTGGGCATATAAAGGCGTATGGTTATTCGATAATAAATTCTCCAAGAGTTAGGTTTAGAGTAGAAAATTTTAATCATGTTCTTGGGGATCATAGAGAGTACAATGGCCTTGGGGTGATTCGAAGTCATGATGTAGTTCTTGGTTCTGGAGATCCTTATAAAAGAACTGATGGTGCAGATAAGATTATTAGAATTATTTATGATATTAATAATGCACTTCAAAAACAACCAATTTCAGAACTGACACCCTTAGTATTTGAACATGAGTTTGAGGTTAATACTGATTCAAAATCATATCGTTATTATGTCCAGTGTGAGGGTATTGTAACTGCATCAGAACTTTGGATAGAGTGTGAGTACATTAATTCTTCTTCTAATGAATTACAAACTTTTACAACGCAATTATCTGATGAAGCATTTACAGCTAGAGCTGATGAGAATGATTGGGCAGAGTATATGGAAGTAACTGGAATTGCTCCAGCAGTTGCAAGCAAAGTTAGAATAAGATGCTATTGCTCCTATTATGATGCTTCAAATGAAATTTATATTGATCCTCTTGTGGTAATTAGCTAATTTGTTGGGTAAAAATAACACTTATTTAAAAAGGAGAAAATAATGGCTTATGTAGTAACTATAACAAAAGAAACAGTTAGTCAGTTAGAAGATGGTGAGTTTTCAGTATCTGTAAAAGTAGTTGTGACAGAGGATGCTGAAACTGTATTAGACAAAGTATATTCAAAGAGGTATAATACCTCTGTAACTATAGATGAAGTAGAAACAGTCTTAGTTAATAAAATAAAAAATGATTGGGATGAATATTTAGCTGAGAAGGGCTTATATGATAATGCTAATTTCACAACTCTTGTTTCAAATTTAGAAACAATGGCTGATACCTACATGAACAGTTAATAAAAATAAAAAGGGGATTACAATATGTTAGCAAAATATTGGAGATTAAGAATGAAATGGGATGCAGATCAAACCCTAACTTATGACGATGGGGCAAGAATCGCAATTAGATGCTCTCCTTGGAAGTTTTCATCAGGAGCATTGAGTTATGGAACTACCATAACTGAAGATCTTGGGTTTGGTGGTGGTGAAACCATAGTTGATGAAGGGGAAGTTGAAGGTACTGCTGTTGATAACACTTCAAATCTGTATTTGGGTATTAAGGGTTATTTTGAATTAACAGCAGATGTATCTAGTACAGATGGGACTGCATATCTATATCTTGAAGAATCAGATGATGATACAAATTGGCCTAGTGATCAAGCAGATTTTAGTATCAGTTTGGACTTACGGTTGATCGCTACACTTACGTTATCGACAGATGCAGTTGATGAGGACAGAGCAACTAATTTTGAGTTCTAAGGGGATTTAAGTGACACTATTAAAACTACCTAAACCACCTGTTGGTGCTGTTCCAAAAATATACCATCCTTTATATGAAGGTATAGTCGGGGCATTTCTGTTTAATGAGGGTGGTGGAGACATCATACAGGATTACAGCCCCTACCGTATGAGAGGCGTTGTAAAAAACAATTGGCCTTGGGTAAATGGTGGGATGCAAGGAGATGGCTCAGAGATATCAGAGCATTACGCTACAGTCTCCAATGCCAGCACTAGTGGTGGCTCTAAGCATGATTGGAAGTTTTCAACAGGGGTAGGTGGAACTGATTACCCCTTTTCTGTTGCAATGGGTATCAATATTAAGGATGCCACGGATATGGATTGTATGGTTGCGTTGTGTGACAATACAACTAATCCAATCTGGATGGCTTATATATGGGATGGAAGAATATCTCTAAGATTATTTTCATCTATGAACATGACTTTAAGGGGCAATAGTGATGATGCTTTCGTTACCTCTGGTTACCACAATGTCCTTATTACATATGATGGTAGTAAAAGTATTCCTGGCATAAAGCTTTATCTGGATGGTGTATCGGTAACAGTAAATGATGCTAGCGTTGGTTCTTATACTGGTATGGCTACTTATGCTTCTCATGGGACGATCAATTCCCAATATCCAGAGAATGAAGCAGTAGATATGTATGGTGATGCGACATACCATTATGCTTATGTTTACGAGAAAGAATTAACAAATCGAGATGCTGTTGCCTTGTGCCAAGATCCTTATTGTATGTTTGAGAAAGATTTCTCCAGAGAAACATTATCAGTTCTTTCAAGAGAAAGTTTACCTTATACAAAACACATACCAGTAATTTACTCAAAACCACCTTTAGGTAGTAGGATTAATACAAGCACTAAGTTAGGTCAAAGACTCGTTGCTTCATTTCTTGCTAATGAAAGAGGTGGAAAGAAATTATATGATAGTGTGTCTTCTAAGTCGATTGATTTGGTTGGGACTGTCCCTATAGTTCCAGAAGGAAGGTCATTTGATGGCTCTGGTGACTACTTGGCATATAATGAAATAGCTAAACGTATTTCAGGTAGAACTGGATGTATGTTTTTGATCTGGAGATCAGAAAATAATACAAAAGCTAGCCAATATATTGCATCTATAGTGGGTAGTGGTGGGTATCGGTATTTTTTAATTAATGACGAAGGAAAATTTTGTTATAGGTGGGGGGCAGAAGGACTGAACACTACTGAATATGTCTTTGATTCAGAGTTCCACTCTGTAGCTATGACATGGAGATGGAATGATTACCAGATTTATTTTGATGGTATTCCTATAGCTTCTGGATCAGGTAACAATACTGTTCCAGTAAATTTTTCTATTGCAGCTTATAGCTCTACGCCAGCATCAAGCACACTTCATGCTGCTGGAACTCTTGCAACGTATCATTTATTTGATTCACATCTATTAGAAAATGACATAGCTCAACTTCATGCTGACCCATACTGTATGTTTGAGAAAAATTTCTCTGAAGAGACACTATCTTTTTTATCAAGGGAAAGCATACCGAACTCTACGTATAGAAAAAGGCACTATACGAAAAAATCTTTAATGGGTTAACTGGGTGTTTCTTGTTCAACGAGGGTGGTGGGAATTTTGTGTATTCCTTTGACGGAAGCTACGGTGATATTGTTAATGGTACATGGGAAAAAGAAGGTATCGGCTTTCCACATACTCCTGCTGGTAGCGATGGTGTGCTAATAGATCCTTCTATTCTTAGTCAAACAACAGGGAGTATGATCGTTTTTTTTGAAAGGAGAAAAGAAAGTGGATGGACTTGGGATTCTTACGCTTGTTTATTGAATGTAGACAACGTTACGAATAATATGCCAGACGAGATAGCTCTCGGCAGATCAACAGGATATCCAGATTATGAATTAAGCTTTACACCAAATGTGGATGGTCTTGAAACATATTATCATTGGGATTATAAAGTAACAGCAGACATTATTCCGCTGGGTGTTGATGTGTCTTTGGCGGCTACTTGGAATCGACCAACTGACTTTGTTCATGGATACTATAATGGGGTATCAGATGGAAATATTCATGGTTCTTCATCTTGGGACACAGTGGGAACTGCGTGGACGGCAGGTGGTAAATTATGCCTTAATCACAATTACGGGCTAGCTTATGACACAGGCTGTATTGTTAAAGGCTTTATGGTGTGGGATAGAGTTCTCTCTCCTAAAGAAATATCTCAGATTAATGCTGACCCTTATTGTATGTTTAAGAGTGATATCTCAATT